GCACGCGGCCAGAAACGCACCGGCAGCCGTCAGCTGCGCCATCGGCAGCGTGGTCGACTTTCCGCCAGTCACGACGGGCCGCTTGGGCGTGGCTCGCGGCGGCTCGGCCGCGGGCTGGCGCTTCGCCTTTCCGGCAATCCGGCTCTTTTCTTCGACGCCGGCGGCAACCTTCTTGCCGCGCGGAGCGCCGCCCAGACCAGCCTTCTTCAAAAGCTGGCTAACTTGCGCCGGGCTGACTTCAATCTTGCGCTTGGCCAGCGCCGCCACAATGTCAACGCCGCGCATCGAATCACCAGCGCGCTTACGCTTTTCAATTTCATCACGGATGTGATCAGCACCACTTTTCTTCTCGGACATAACTACCTTCCTGTTTTTGGCTCCGGTTGTAGCCGGCGCATCTTCTTCGTCGTCGTCCACGGTGGCGGCGACTTCATTTTCCGTTTCTGCGACGGTGTCGTCATCCGAGTCGGACTCTTCATCTTCCTCGTCAAACTCTTCGTCGTCATCGTCATTGCCGGACTCGTCGCTTTCGGCCAAAGCCTCTTCGGCAACAAGTTCGGCGTCGTCTTCGTCGGTAACGGTCACTTCTTCAGTGTCGTCGCCGTCTTCCAACTCATCATCGACGTCCGAGTCGACAGCATCATCATCTTCGGTCTGCATCCGTGTGACCTTTTTCTTTTTGTCGTCAGTTGCTTGCCGCACTGACGACGCGAGTGGCTTTCCCCACATGTTTTCTGACATTGTGAAAGCTTCAGCGCTTTTCTTTGGCATTTTTATCTCCAGTCGTACCGCGCCCAAAACTTTTCGGGCATCCATGCGGCTAAATACACAATACGCCGCAAAAATCAAAAATCAACACCCCGGTAGAATTTACGTAAACTGCCCGTAAATCAGGGTTATTGGTTGCCGACAACTTTGTCGCGCGGCGCATCTATTGGGGCGCTAGTTGTCAGCACAACATCGTTGTCAGGAATCTGACAGTTGGGTCCGCGCAGGCGGCCTGTGTTGAGTTCGGGCCATTTTTCTAACGAGTGTATGGCACCCAGAATATTCCACGCGGCGTGACCCAGATGGTCTTCGTCTTGGTTGCCCGCTAAAAATTTGTACACGTGGGCAATAGCATGATTTAGCAGGTCGCTCACTGGCATGCCGTTTTCCCAATTGTGGGCGCCGAATTTTTCAGCTCCCTCGGCGTACGTTTTGGCCAGCGCGTGCAGCCCAATTGGCGAAATCAGATCGTATCGAACGGTATCGCAATCTGCGCTGCGGACAGCGCCGCTGGCGTATTCATGCCGCTCTTCTGTCATCATCAATCCTTTACGGGTTGAAATGCAAAATAAAATCTCGGCGCAGCAACGAAGAGCACAGTGCCGCGTACGGCGTCTGCTTTTCGTATAACGTGGACATACGGCGGCTCAAAATGCGAGATTTCAAAAATATCTAGCAGTTGTTCGCTGGTCCACACATTTTGGTCATTGGTCTGCGGGGCATTTGGGTACGCGGCTTCTAATATTGCGCGCACTTCGCCCGCATCCATATTGGCGAAACGATTATCTAACAAGTGCGTTAGCGCGGCGCTGGCATCAGCGGCAACGTCGATATTTGTTGTCCGCGGTTTTGTCCGGCTAGGCTGGGTCATTGGTTTGGGTTGTTGCAATTTTGTTCAATTCTTCAGTGTGTTCTTGAATCTTGGTGTGCAGTTCAACAGCGTAATGCTGGAAGAATTTCAGCTGCCCGACGAGATCTTTATGGACTTCGCCGCTAAAATTGGCTAACTGCCCCAAAAGAGTGATGAGGCTGACGTAATAGGGCGGCTGTGTATTGCGTAATTGCAGCAGACCGGCCGGCATTTTTTCTGGTTTGTTTTCCCACACAGGAATAATAGCAATTCCGTGGAGTTCTGGAATTGTGCGCAGGACGTCAACGCAGAACTCTTCAGTTTTTTTGATGAATTCTGCGTCGAACGGCAAACGGCTGACGGGAATTTCGGTCTGAGGCTGGGCTTGGGCGTCCATGCTTGTCCTTGTTATTGGGTATATCGCATTCGTTCTGGGAGCAGGCCGTCAATGATATTGCCGAGCCGCGTTGCCGCAAGACCGTAGATCACGAGTTTTATCGCGCCGCCCAGAATACCGCCTACCCAGTTCCCTGCCAAGAGCAGCAAAAACAGGTAGATAGGTATGTGATATGACTTGCAAAATGGACATCCAATCCATTCGAGCACGTAGCCTTTAAGCGTGTTGTGCGGCGTGACGTCCTGCAATGCTTGAGTGTAGGCGCGCATCAACGCAAAAATTGAACCCTTATGCCACACCTCGATGACCGCGCCAGCTGCAAATACAACAGCAAAAAAGTCAAAGTATGAAATCATGGCAGCTCTTTTCTTTTCCTTCTGCGGGCTTGTTTGAGTTTTTGTGCGGCTTCTTGTTCGCCTTGCCGAAACCCGGACATAGCAGCAGACATACAATAGATCACAAAACCGACAACAATAAAGCCGCTGATGCCCATAGCGCGATAATTAACGGCAGCGCTAACTAATAACGCAGCGGCAATACTCATGAAAACAGTATGCGTTACGTTGAATTCGGGAGACATTAAATGTCATTCTGCGTACTGATCGCCAAATGGCCATACGCGCGTTCTACCCGTATCTGCCGGTGTGCAGCTTTGTTGTGTAGTTTGCGCGTCGGCGTACGGCGGTTCGAGGTTTAAATGGTTAACTGCGTTATCCGGTAGATAAACGCGGGGACCCGGACCACGCAATGTGCTCTGGAAAATTGGTTGTCGGCGTTCTTGATACAGTTTTGCTGATCGGCCAATCTGTGGCATAATTTGCTCCTTAAACTGCAGCGGCTCACCGTCTAGTATACCGTTGCAGTTGCGTGGGTTGTAGTTACTGTGGCGGCAACGCCTTCACAGTGATATACGGCAGCCGCTTTTGCTTCGCGCGAATTGCGGTGCGGGGCTGCGGGGGCAACACAAATACCGTAATCTGTTGCGGTATTTCTTTGGGCCGTTGTTTTGTTTTGTTGAACAAAGTGACAACCCCCACACACGCAAGCCAAAGACTGTAGGCGATTTCACACAGGCCGCATACAATCATTTGGACGTACAGCACCGCAAATTGGCCTAGAATGCCGCAGCTATCTTCCACCCATTGCAGTTCCGGCTCATTGGCTTCTGAATATACGCGATTTCTCGCGTGTCTATATTTACGCATATGGCACCAAAAATAGTGCGAGGTAAGTCCTCGCTGGATAAAAAGCAGGCGCTTGATATACCGACAGCCGGTATTCAAGCTCTTATCGACGATCTTCTGTCAATCGACGCGACTGATCAAGCGTCTGTACACGCTAAAGCAGCCGTCATGCGGGAGTTGGCGGGGCGGCACGCGTTCCCGTCCCTTGAACCATTACTTCCGCTTGTACTGAATCTTAATGGTCGCCCGTACACTATTAAGGACCATTTCGCTTTTTCGCCTTTATTCCGCGTCTTGACACCGAAAAACCAAGTGTGGTGCACCGGGCGTCAGGTATCAAAATCGACATCGCTCGCGGCGCATGGCGTAGTGTTCGCCAACTCTGTGCCGTTTTTCAAAACATTGTATATCACTCCTCGGTTTGAGCAGGTGCGAAGGTTTAGTAACAACTACGTACGTCCGTTTATTGACCTGTCTCCGATTAAATCGCAGTGGAGCGGTACAAGTACGGAGAATTCTGTATTGCAGCGTTCGTTCAAGAACAACTCAATGATGTTGTTCAGTTTCGCGCTGCTCGATGCCGATAGAGTCCGCGGTGTGTCTGCTGACCGCGTGTGCATCGACGAGGTTCAGGACATGGACCCAGACCATGTACCTATCATTCAAGAAACAATGTCGTATAGTCGCTGGGGCACTAGTTATTACACGGGCACGCCGAAGACCCTCGACAACTTAATTTACGGATTATACAAGCGCTCATCGCAAGCCGAATGGTTTATACCTTGTGATTCATGCAAGCACTGGAACATCCCAGCGCTTGAGCATGATCTTGACGCCATGATCGGCGACTACAGCATTCATATCAGCGAGAAGCACCCGGGCACTGTCTGCGCGAAATGCCGCAAGCCGATCAACCCGCGGCACGGGCGATGGGTGCATAGATACCCCGAGCGCCGCTGGCAGTTTGCTGGCTACCACGTTCCGCAGATTATTCTGCCGTTGCACTTTGCCGACCCGGAAAAGTGGTCGACTTTGTTATTAAAACGGGAGGGGTATGGCAACATGACCCAAGCCCAGTTCTACAACGAAGTCATGGGCGAAAGCGTTGACACCGGGCAGAAGCTCATCAGCGAAACGGATTTGAAGGCTGCGTGTGTGCTGGACTGGGAAAACAAGAAAGAACCCGATCCCAAGTGCTACAAAAACTTGGCAGACTACAAGCACCGCATTCTAGCCATTGACTGGGGCGGCGGCGGCGAAGCTGGTATTAGCTTCACTGTGCTCACCGCAATGGGTTTCCGCCCAGACGGCACAATCGACGTGCTGTGGTCCAAGCGGCTACTTATCGGCGGCGATCACTTGGCCGAAGCCGTGGAGTGCATGAAGTGGTCGAACTTCTTCAAGTGCGACTTCGTGACGCATGACTACACAGGCGCCGGCACTGTCCGTGAGACAGTAATGGTTCAAGCCGGGTTTAATCTTGACCGCGTCATGGCAATGCGGCTTGTTCGGTCGGCGGCGCAGGATCTGCTGGTGTACAAACCGCCGACCGAGATTAATCACCGCGCCCATTACAGTATCGACAAGACTAGATCGCTGCTGTACACCTGCCAAGCTATCAAACTGAAACAAGTCCGGTTTTTTCAGTACGACTGGGCGTCGCAGGATATGCCGGGTTTAATCTCTGACTTCTTGGCGCTTGTCGAAAACAAAGCGGACTCCCGAACCAGTAGTGATATTTATACCATTACCCGGAACACGCTTCTCACCGACGACTTTGCACAGGCCGTGAATCTTGGCTGCGCTGCGCTCTGGCACATCAATGACGCGTGGCCCAACTTTGCCGCTATTGCCGGCGTAGCGCGGATTACGCCACGACAGGCTGCCGCGGAGCGCATCGACGATGACGACTGGGCCGATGACGCAATTAGCGGCCGGTATATGGGCTACTAGTAGATCCGCCAGCAGTAGTTGCGCAGATATTCTTTTACTATCGCAATGTCGCGAATTGGCGTGGCTTCGATATTCCGCACCACGACTAACGCAGCGTCGTGCATGGCATTTGCAGCTTCTGTGCAATCCATACTACTGGTGTATAGATCCCAGCCAGCGCCTGTTCTCGGAATTGCTGGGCCTTTACCGTGTACGGCGGCATCCAGCAAGCTTTGAAATACGCCATCTGGTTCTGTGTCATTTGCGCCGAACGAACGATACTTGCTTTGGATTTGCTCAAACTCTTTAATCCACGCTTTAATCGCCTCCAGCGGTACCACCATCTCTGCCGATTTCGTCGAGGAGTTTTCCAAGATTTTTGCCCTTTTCTGTGATCGAGAACGCAAATGCGCCCTTATCGATGTCGAATTCAGCGTCAAGCAAACCGCGCTTTACGCCGGCGTGCAGTACATTTGACATAATGCGCTCGCCAAGCGCGTGCATCATTTTCAGCATCTTCTGTTTGTACTCAGTTTCGGTGTCGGCGCCGATTCCGAATTCATGCTCTGTAACAATATTACAGTGCTCTTTGATGATGTTAATTGTTTCTTGCGTAGATAAAAACTCTTTCATGTGCTCGGTCATTTGCGGCAGTTTTTCCTCGCACATTTTTTCAAGAAATCGGTGAAAGCCGTGCAGTGCCAGATTTCGGACTTCTTCTACGCCTGTATGCGTGTGGTGCGTGTCATTGTCGTCAAGCATTGATGTTCTCCTGCAAACGGGCGGCAGCGACAGCAGCGTCGTAGCGACCCTTGGCCAGAATACGGTCGCGGGCGGCGTGCCGCAACTTGGTGAGGTGCGCGGCGTAGCTATCGTCGGTGTGGACCAGCGCTTCGGCGCTGGAAAAGCTGTGCGGCTTCCCGGTCAGCTTGTTGTCGCCGCTGCCCATGATGTACTCGATGGCGTTCAGCTTGACGACGTGCCGGTTGTCTTCCAGCTCCATTTCGTGGACGACGGCGTCGGCCAGTGTGACAGCGGCTTGTTCGATCTTGTTTGCGTAATTACTCATTGGTCTTCTTCCTTATCGTATTTGTTAGCTAGTGCTTCAACAACTTGTTCTATATCGGAAATCGCCGTGTCAAAGCGGCGGATTACTTCATCGGGATTGGCGGACTCGTCTGCCGCTTCAAATAACAAAAAAGCGAACAGCGTGTCACCACAATCGAGAATGCCTTCGCGCCCACCCATGCGTTCTTTGTAGGCGGCAAACGTTTCGTTTTCTTCTGGCGGAAACAGTGCCAATAGGTCCGACCCGGGATACGCGTCATAGATATCTTTAGGCGTGACGGTCATTCAGCGCATACTCCTCCCACGAGCCATTGTTCGCCGTGGTCAACAATTTTTGTGGCGTAAAGCTTTTCTGCGAGCTTTGCGTCCACGGTTCGCAGCCGCAGGGCGGCCACGTCAGCGGCAGCCCGCAGCTTGTGCCGCTGGTTGCCGAAAACCTTTAGCGGCTTCAGCATCTCGGTTGTTATTGTCTCTTTTGTGGCGCCAATCACAGCCAGCGAATCGCGAAATGTGTTTTCTGCCGTACGCGCCGCATCGTGTTTTGCGCGCCACGTATCGTAGACCTTGGCGAATCGTGCGCGTTGTGCCGGCGTGAGCTGGTCGGCAATAAGCATTCGGCGCGTGTAGTCTGGCGCAGCGAGTACGCTAATTGCGCAACGCAGGCCGTACGTACAATCAGACGCGTCGGTGATGATGACAGCGCAGTTGTATTCTTTGCTCGGCTTGCCTTGAAACGTCGGCTCTTTCGTCTTCTCTTCGCGGCGATCTTTGTACTTGACCGCGACCGCGTTGCCCCATTTCTCGCAGACACCGTCGAGATAGTCGTCTGCTTCGCGTTGTGTCTCAAACACGCGGTTACCGACCGTGATTCCGTGCAGCGTTGAGAAGGTGCCGTTGTAGGCGTTGCTGCCGTATTCGTCGCGCAGTGACTCGACACGCGCGTTATATGCTTTCTCTAATTCTTTCGGTGTTAGCTTTCCGTCAAAAACTTCGGTGTGAAAACACGCGCCCATTGTTACTCCGGGGTGGTGAGGTCATTATTGGCCTGTTGTTTTTTGCGCGGCGCGGTAGGCCGATCACGCATAGATCACGGGGATAAATCAGGCGCCACGTCAATCGTGATCGTGTTCGCGGTGGCAGAAAGGTCTGCGCCGGTGCTCTCTGTGCCGCCGTCGTCTTGCACTCGGAACGTGAAATGCGAGTAATTCATAATGGTTTCGAGAGGCGTATAAATCAACCGCGCCAGATCGCCGGCTGGGATTAGATCGCCGACGGCTACGGGCACGTTGTCCAGTGTAAGTGTCCCCGTTGCTGGCAACGCTGTAATTGTTACTGTGAGCGGATCTGTTAGCGCGCCGTTATTGGGTAATTGGAACGTAAACCCGGCAAAATTTTCTGTTTCGTATTGCGCGTTGTACTTTAACGATGCAATTTCCGCTGCTAAAATTGTTTGATTGCTTACGACGGGTACGTTGTTGTGCGTCAACAATCCTGTCGCGGGCAATGTTACAATTTTTACGGCTATAAAATTGTTTGGCGGACTGTCATTGCCGTCTGCAAATTCGAAATCGGCGGCTGTAAAAGCATAATCCCGGGTTTTTGACACGGTTATTGTTCTATTCGCGCTGGTCGGCGCGTCGTTTACGCTGACTACATCCAACGTCAGCGTGTTTACGGTAGGCGAAATACTTACGCCGTCGTTTTCCGTACCGCCGTCGTCTTGCACTCGAAACGTAAAATTTGCGTAATTCAATCCGTAAGCGTTTGCTGCCGGCACGAACACAAATTTATTAGCTACGATATCATTGGCCGTAATTATTTGCGGAACGACAATAGCGCTGTTGTCGAGTTTTAATTCGCCGCTGCCAGCAGTCGTCAAAATTGTTACGAGCAAAAGGTTGTTTGGCGGATTGTCGTTTACATCTGTTAACCCAAAATCGCTAATTTTAAACGTATAGCTGCTGTCTTCTAGCAGCGTAATAGTTTTATCTGTTCCTGTCGGCGCGTCATTTACTGGCGTTACGTCAAACGTTATTCTGTTTGGCGTGTCGTCGATGTCACTTCCGCCGCGGGCTAAGACGTCGGGGTCTAGCCCCTGAAAACCGTCGTCTTGCACTTGGAACAGGAAGCTTGCGTAGTTTACGCCGTTTGCGTTTAAAGCCGGCCGGAATACCAATGAAGAAATACTGTTTGCCGGAATAAAATCGCCGGCAACAACGGCGACATTGTTGAAACGCAATGTACCTGCGGCAGGCAACGTTGTGATTTTTATAGCAAAAAATGTATTTGGCGGCGCGTCATCTGGGTCTGTGAAACCAAAGTCGCTGGCGCTGAATATGTAATCGCTGTCTTCTTGTATTGCGATAACCGCATTTGTTCCCGATGGCGGATGGTTGATTGGCGGGCAGATCGGTCCATTCGGGAATTTGCGTAGTAACTTGATACGCACCTGCGTTAGATTTCGCATTGCGCGATCGAGCAGGCGGACAGCTGTGCGGCCGTCGCCGCCGGCACTTGACAGTTTAAAGATCAAAAAAGCAAACAGTATGTCGCCATTGTGCAGAATGTTTTCGCCGCCTACACGGGCAATATAAGTTGCAAATTGTTCGTCGCCGACTGGCGCGGGCAATAAAATCGGATTTCCGCCGTCCGGCAGCAAGTCAAGACCCGCGACGTACCACGTATAAATTTCACCGACAGTAAACTGCTGGATAATAGGCATTATGTATCACATACTCCACCGGCACATGTTTTTGCCGCGCCGGGTTATTCGCACTCTGTGTTATTAAAATCCTGATTGACCTGTTGTTCTTGCCGCGTTAGTTTGCGCTTGGGAAACTTGTCAGAGTGGCATACATAGCAGCGGCTCTGGCGGCAGCCCGAACAGCGCCACGTTTTACGGAAGCGGCCTACGTCTGGAACGAACTTGTCGTTCTGCGGGCCAAGATAGCCGCCGAGCTGTTTATACATCTTTACGCGATGTTCAATGATATGCTTTTCTTCGTGGTAACGCTGCATTAGGTGACCTCACAAAGTAAGACGGTTTTACATCCGCATTGTTTGGCAATGTTTACGACATTCGTTGCGTAAACCGATACGGGGTTTTCGCGTTTTAGGGCGCCGGCGGTAATCAGCGCCTGTAGGCCCAGTCGCGCAAACCCACGACTCCGCAGTTCTGGGTCGACAAAGCATTCTATGGTTTGTGCCGTAATTGTCTCGCCCTTGAATTTTTCGGGCCATGGGCGGGTGCCGACCCAGCCCGCGAGCATGCCGTTGCACCAGACAAGCGCGATGGCCATTTCGGGGTGCGGGCCCGGCGTGGGCGTGACGTAGCGTTTTTCCAGCTCTTTTTGAATCGAGCTGTCGCTTTTGGAGTCCGGCCACGACAGGCGCGTATAGATAGCCGAAACGTCGATGGTCCCGAGCTTATTGATATCTTTGACGATAATCCGAAAATCCATGGCAAGTCCTCCGCGACTTACCACAAATTTTAACAAAGCCAGTGGCCGGGAACGATCCGGCGACATTTTGTTTACAAAACAAACGCTCTACCAACTGAGCTACACTGGCAGTCTTTTTACGTGAGCGCTGCAGCCTCCGGCCAATAGTATGGCAGATCTACAGGTTCTTGCCAGCCAAATTTTGAGTAGTACGCGTAGTCTTTACGCAGCAGGTTGCTTCTGTGCGATGCGTGAAATCTGCGGCTGCCGATCCACGGCGGATAGTGATTGTGTACCACGAGCGGTCGCAACCGCGCATACGCTGCCATGAATTCCGGGTGCAGGTTGTCGTTGAAGCCGCGTGAAATCCACTCACGGCAAATGACGGCGGCGTATACGACTAACGCCAGCTCGTGCCCGGTCCACATTTTTACGGCCGGATGATTGCGCCAGCGAGATACGTAGGGCTCGTGTTGTCCGATGCCCACGCCAAGCGCTAATAAGATTTGTTTACATTCGACTCGTTGTTTACCCAACCTTTTGTTATCAAGACAGCGCGCCGACTTGCGAAAGCTGGCGTGCGGTAAAAACGTTTGCATAGCTCCTTCTATTCGTCATCGGTGTACTCGTCGTCATCTGCGTCATAATCGTCTTCGTAAGCCGCGTCGTCATCATCGTCTAGTGCGTCATCGTCTTCGACATCGTCGACCCATTCTTCTGCTTCTTCAAACATTTCGTCGTCGTCGTCATCGATGTAGAAATTTACTTTTGGTTTAACCTCAGTAATATTGCTGTCATCATCATCGTCATTGTTGTCGTCAACGAAATGCCACTCTTCTTCGATAAAATCATCATCGAGACCGTCGTCGTGACGACTGTGGACGTTTTTACACGTTAACGACAGAGCCGATGATTGATGCATGTTAGCCTATCTCGCGCACAATGGAGTTAGTATTTCGCCAAAACTGATCACACCAAGCTGTATTTACAAGAATTCCGTTTGCACCGTGTATGACTTCTTCGCCGGCAAAGAGGCCGGCGGCGAGTAATAAGTCTACAATTATTAGCCAATTTGGGGCAGTGGTACGTTCGGTATAAAAATAACGGTCAATTGCGCGTTGGTTTAGCCACCAGTTATCTTTGCGCCGGAGCACGTAATTTTGAGGCTGATCTTTGCGTCTTGGCCGCGGCAAAACCGCCAATTTTTCGGCCTGTATTGCGGTATTTAGCTCGGTTAACAAGGCAACATGCGCCAGTTCTGGCGTGAGCAGCTGATTCTGGGCGCACGACAGCTGAAATGACGCTTCATATGTCTGCGTCAGCCACTCGTGCAGATCGCGAATAACGGCGCGCGTAAATGACTCGTCTTGGGCGGCGAGCCGCATTCTGTTGCGCAAAGACCGTTGGATGTACGCCGGTAGAATGTGCTGGAATACAGAGAAATCGGTGTTAGCCGGCGGCGCCGTGCCCTGAATGATCTGCCAGTTATATCCCGGCGCTACAGCAGCGGACATCGCCGTCAGGCGCGACAGCAGCGGGCGATTATGGCATTTCACGATAGATGAGTTGAACGTGGCGTCATTGAACTCGCTGGACGCAAACAGCGGCCAGTCTAACTCGTGTGTAGAATCAGTCAGTTGTTTGCTGACGTGGTTTTTTTGCATCATCGACAAGCGCAGGTGCCGGCAGCCAAGCGCCCCGCCAAGTTTGGCCGCGACAGCGAAATTTTCTCCGATAATACCTGTCGCAATGTTATCTTTACGCAATATGGGCGCCAGCAGATTTGTGGCCACGGCAGCGACCACATTCCAGACAAATGCGTTTTCGTAACTGGGCGTTAAAAACTGTCTGATAGCTGGAGGACCCACAAGGGTTGGTCGCGGAAAAATGATCCTATTTTTTCTCGTGACGCCAGCCGTTGTGTCTGTCGCGCAACCAAAACTGTCGATAGCGTAATCGGCAAATCTGAATACGGAGTTGCGGTCATCCCACCCCATGCGACTAGAGACAACCACCAGCTCTGGTTGATGCAGCTGTATAGCAAGCAAATGACTGCGACGATTCCATGCTCGGTCAAATACGATGAGTTTTCCGCTCGATGCAGCTGTCGCGGCGGCATACGCTAGCAGGCCCATGTTTTCAATAGTTTGCGCGCTGTCTACGAAATCTATAGCAATGTCGTCGACGTATATTTTGCCGACATAGCTTCTGTCACCTGTATCCGACTGCACAATTTTTTCAATAACAACACGCGCAGAACAGACTTGATGCCCGATGTGGTTCCACCAGCCATTTTCTTTTTCTATGACAATCCAGCGCCGGTGGGCTTTGGTTGGCGCCGCAGGCGTGACAGACACAGAGTTAAGTACGCGCGTCACAAAACCGGGTGAAAATTGCGTATCCGTTTTTTTAAAAAACAGGTTCAACTTTTCGTGCGGCACCAGCAACCGCGAGGCGAACGAATACGCGGCGACTTCGCTCATGCCGTGTAATGTGTGTTGTAAGCTCGTTTGCCACGTTTCCGCGTGTTTATGAATGTTGGCGAGTTGCTCTAAGATCGGGTTGGGGCTTTTTGTTTTATGCGTGAGCGGCGTAACGCAGACATACCCTTTGGCTGCGCACGCGCGACTGATTAACTCTGGCGTAATTGCGCTGCCATGAAACAACCGCGGGATAACCGGAAACGCCTGCCAACTTGTGCCGTAACTGTTCGCCTCTGTGCCGTTATAGCTGGACATAATAGGCAGAAGGTTTAAGCCGCGCTTTAATTGTGTGCACTGCGCGCTGAGCGCCCAAAACGGGTCGTCAACAATGAATTGTGCGCCGCGGAGTGCTGTAGGGGCGGCACGCAACGCGCTATGCAGTAAAAAATAACCGGCGTCGGGGCGTTGCCGACGATATCCGGTTGTTGGCACAAACGTTGACTTGGACGTGAAATCATCGGCGTATTGCACAAGTAAGACGCCGGTAAGACGGCCGGGCAGATCGTAAAACGGGAATACAAGCGTTGCGCCGTTTTCTCGTAATTTTGTCGGTTTTGCCCTGCCCAGAGCTGCGCATAGTTTTACTACCTGATCTTTGTGCGCAACGCCGACAAGCCCGGACGCATTGATCTCGTGATATACGCCCAATTCGCGCAATCGGCACGCGATAACGTCGTCGCCGTGATTCCATATTTGTGCCTCGGCGTCGAACCAAAAGCTCTCGATGGCGTGCTGCCGACTAAGCGTACGTTCGTAATCGCCGGCTAAATGGTCTTTTTCGCCTTGATTTACCAGTCCCAGCTCGGCAAATTTCTTTAACGTGCTGGGCAGGCTTGTATTCCATATCGCCGCTCCAAACGTTATGATATCTCCATGGGCGGCGCACGCATTACAGTGCAGCCATATGCCGTCCGTAATGGTGTCGTCAAACAAATGTAACGTGTTTTGTTGACATAACGGACAGGAAACCACCGCCGGGAAAGATGGATTTTCCGGTGCCACGCCTAAAGCCGACAAGGCGTTTATGTGGTGATGTCGGCGGACTAAACAGGTAGGCAATCCCATGACAGATATCCCGCTCGATCAGGCACACGACGTCAGTGGTCGCGAGACACACCGGTTAACAACCCTGCACCCGAGCCCCGATTTCGTCAAGGCGGCATCGCAGGATCGGCTGCAAGGCGACGAAACCCTGCCGCGCCATCTGTACGCTGATCAGAACAATAAACTTTACCCGTGCCATACTGCGGCTGCAACATGGATGTCTGCGTTGTTTTTCAACGACAAGCAGGCCCAGTTTAACAAAGTTGCTTCGGAATACATTCGTACACGCATCCAGCTAGCCGCCGAGTATTTCGGTATTGCCGGGCTGGTGGGCGATCTGGAAGAGAAGATGGCAGCCGAAGTTGGTCAGACTTTAGACCAGCTGCCTGATTCTGAGTTTGCCATTGTCTGGGGTAGCGACACGGGCAAAGAACGCCACTGGCCCCTGCGCAACGCCAACGAGGTCAAGTTCGCCGCGGCTAGCTTTAAGCAGTACCGGGACGAGTTTGTGTTTGACGACCGGCACACGATTGCGAACAAGATCCTCGAAAAAGCTGCGCAGTACGGCGCCGACGTGAGTGACGCCGGCGGCACGCTGGAACTGGCCGCGGGCCAAGGTGCCTGCGCCGCCAAGGTTGCCAGCCAAATGCTCAAAGACCGCGTACGGCTTACCGCCCGCCAGCACGGCGATCTGGCGGCTGAGTTGTCCAAGTTGGCCGAGATTGTCGACCAGAACCCGGAAAAAGCCCGGGAGGTCGATACTCGACTGAAGTTGGCGAGCGCGGTCGATAATTTTGATAAGAATACCGGCCTGTATCGGCTGTACGACGCCGGCGGGCTGGCCCGGCCTGAAGAAGTCCTGTTCGCGATCACCGAGAAGGTGGCGCGTGACTTCCTTGATCAGAACGTTGAGACGACCACGGGTAACGTGTACGCGCTTGACGATCTGGAGAAGCTGGCCGTGGAAGACGTCCGCGAGTGGCTGGGCGACGACTTTGCCGACGCTGTCAGCGCCGGCGGCGTTTACATGGACCGCGACAAGCTGGCCGAGATTGTGCCCACGCTTGATCGTGGCATGGCGTCCACGCTTGACCGACTTATGTCGGAGAAGACCGCCGGCGCTGTCGTGAAGTCGGCGTCGTTTGAAGGGCTGCTGCCGCTGGCCAAGCTCCATGAGCTGGCGAACGGTTAGTCATCATCGTCGCTGTCCGGGCCCATGTCTTTCAGGTCGTCGATGACCTGCCAGCCAAGTTCTACACTGCGGTCTTCAACATGCTTGCGGCTAGCGCCGGCAAGCTCTTCTGGCGTCCAGATAATAACTGCGTAACCGCGACTTCGCAGTTCCGCAACGACTTCTTTTTCTTCTGGCGTCATTGCTTTGGCCCTCTAACAAACTTCGCTAGACAACGTTCTAGCGTTTCGCGTATTACAGTTCCGCGCTCGGGTTCGTTTTCTGGCAACGTTACAAGAGCGCCCGGATCAATATTTTGAGACGTCAGCGTTTGCCCCGTTTGCCCCGTCAAGGTTACAAAATCTTCCATGGCTTCTTTGATATAACTGTTCATCAGCGCGCGCAAATATTCGCGATCTTTGAGCGCAAAATTATTCTCGGCCATAACTGTCTCTGCCGCAATTGCGTACGCTACAACTTTTACAAGCCAGTTTTTAGCGTCAGATACAGCCGAACGATTGTCTTCGACATACTCTGCCCACGCGTCGTAATCGTCTCTGTCTTGCTGTGATTCATATGGAATATTCGGGTCTTCAGGGAGTCTGTCGTTCCACCCCATGCTTGCGTTGCTTTCTTTGTTCGGCGGCGACTACTTCACCGCGCAGGATTGATACGGCCTCCGGTGCCGTAAAGCCGAGCTTCACACGATCTCCGCAGATTTCGAGAACCCGCACTACGACAATCCGGTCGCCAATGATGATCTCTTCTTCCTTCTTCCGAGATAGCACCAACACGACAACCTCTTTTCAGCGTTACCGCTATTTGTGAACATTTTGCAGCATTTCAACGACATGCTGCGTGCTGCCATTTTTTAAATGCAGCGCGGCCATTTGCTCTGCTAACAACTTGGTCTTTATTCGAATGGTGTTATTGATATCTTCTGTCTTGCCTGTTTCGAGGTCGTAGACAGCGTTAAACATTTCCGGGTCGTCCGAGAAGTCCGTGATGTTTTTCGATACGCGATTTGTGCGCAGAGCAATCCGCAGGATATCGGGCGGATTAATAATGCCCTCGCTGTCCAGCACGGCACCGATGTACCCGCGGATCTCGTCTGTAAACGGTTCCGGGTCTTTTTCGTCCGGCGGTTCGATCAGCAGGGCCTCGGTAATACCCCATGCGATTTCTTCAGCGTCGGCCGGGTCCCACATATCCGGGCGGTATGTGTCATCGCCCAGCACGTTGCAGAACGAGATGAAGTCTGGCAGATTCTTGAAGAACCGGTCGGTGGTCAGGATCTGAATGCAGACGATAAGCTTATCTAGCGAACTCTGGCTCAGCTTGACGTTGAACTCTTCTTCGATCTCCAGCGCAATAGTCGCCGGGTCCCATTCCAGCCCCTCCATGCCGAAGCGGTCAAGAAACAACGTCAGAAGCACGCTGCCAAATGTTTCCCGACTCGTCCACGCTATTTGCATTAGGTTTGACATGCATCCCTGCTCTTTTCTCGATCTGCAGTACGCCCCGGCGGTACAGCTCTCCTAGATTATACGCAATCGTCTCCATGGGAGGATGCGGAAGTGTCGTAACCTGTTCGCCCGTTTGGAGATCGGTAAAACCCGTGTGGCCGGTCCACGTGCAATATCGGTTATCGGCAAACACAAGCTGCTTTAGGCACGTGTCGCAACTGCCGTCAAACAGCGGCGCGATGTTTGCGAGGATGAGTGCCCGCTGTTCCGGCTGCAGGAACCCCAGCCGATGCAGCATGTCCGCAGCGAGCAGGATAAAAATAACATTAACCGGCAGCGGGTCGGTTTCAGCCGGCAACTCCGCGCTGAGAATGGTGTTAAAAATAGACCGGATTTGTAGCTTGCTTAACTCTACAACGCGCATTACCATATTCAGCGTAAGGCTCTTTTTTTCACCGGAGGTTTCCATGGTTTCCATCGTCGACTCGCTTTCTAACGTCTCTACGGGCCGGGCTGAATTTGTGGTCAGCGGTAATGGTATCGAAGAACTCATGGCGGCTGCAACGTCAAATATGGTTCTGCAGAAGGCGGCCGAGCTTGGACTGAACCGACCCGGTGTTTCCAACGCTAGCGGTCCGTACCCTGTTGACGAGAACGGCAAGACTGACGATGAGCTTATGATGGGCAAGCGTGGGCCGGTCGCCGGTTATCAGCGCGACTTTGTCATTTTAGCGTCGCTCTAGTCCGTAATGGTCGTCTTTGCGGTCGACCCAAAGAACGGCTACCGGTTTGCCTTTTTCGAACTGAACAACGGAAAAACAAACTGGTGTCGTGCAGTCGATTTCAAGTTTGGCAGTGACCGCCTGTCCGGCGCGAAGGCTCATTTTTTTCGCAACCTTGAACGCCTCTTCACGGTCAGCGAACAGTCCGACCGGTACGTCGTCCATGGTGTGCCGCCAGATAACGAGATAACCGGTCATGCCGGACTTAGGGGCCGCGCTGCGTTTTTTACGCGGCGCGGTTTTCTTTTTGATAACGGTCTTTTTGGTTTTAGTTTTCATCGGCATCGCTTTCTATTACGTCCGGGACTTCGGTTATTTTGGTAAACGCGGTTACTCTGACGCTTTCTGTGGGCTCAAGATCGAGCAGCTCTGCCCACTTCCAATACTGCGGCGGATCAATGGCCCCGCTGCATATGATTTCTAACGTAATCGTTTGTTTTCGCATGCTATTCCTCTAGTCCAAATGTGTCGATGTGGGCGAGCCGGGCAGAATAGAACTCTGCAACATTTCCGGCAACGGCAGTAAAACGTTTCACGATTTCGGGCACAATCTTGGTTGTGAACACGGTCAAGATTGTTTTCTGATACTTAGCTAGCGCCTCTGGCGTGTAATTAGCGCGCCGCACTTTTTCCGCGCCTTTTCTGATGTCGGGGTCGCTGTCCAGCATGAGTTGCACAAACGCCGGGTTTATGAACTCGATGATGTGCCCGTAAACTTGTTTGACTTCATACGGGACGGGGACTTCAAACATACATGCGCCGGGCCACACGTCATCAGGTTTGGAGTCTTTTGACGGATAGCGCAGCTTTCCAAGCGACCAACCAAACGCTGCGGCGTCGTCATTTGGCTCGGCCATGACGAACGGCGGCTTAGCCTTCTCTGGTTTTTTATCGAGTTTTAGTTTGCGTTTCATTGATAGCTAAGGAAAATTGAAATCACCGGCTGCACAACTGGGAATACACATTACCGTCGGGTTAGGACAGTAGATGTGTATCCCAGCTGCACAGCCAGTGATACGGATTGATCAGTCGAGACTCGCAGTGCACGCCACGTAGGCATGATACTGCGCCCGCGCCTCAGCGTGGGGGTCAGCCGGCTTGAGGACTGTGTCCTCACCTTCAGAGGCAAGCATGCCCCTGAACATAGCCGCAGTGTACTCGTTGTACAGCCGCGACATGTTTCCCCGCCGAGAAGTGGCGGTGATTTCCAGCACGCGCTCCCGAATGAACGCGGCCTTCGACCAAAACCCGTCGATGTTGTCGACGGCTTCGGCGTGTCCTTCCATTACGTACTCGAAAAGACGCACAGCCTTTTCGGGCACGATTTGAAACGACGGGGCGGCTTTGTAGAGCCGCTTGATCACATTGCCACGAAACTTTTCAACGACCGGCGAAACAGCTGCAGCAACCATGACTTTAAATCCCTCGCGAGGCACGGATGTTGACCCACTGATACAACACAGTAGCGTCAACTAATATGCCGCGATATCGCGAGAAATTTAGCGGTTTCCAGTTTCCAGAAAATGGAACGCGACGCTAAAACGTCAGCTGTACCACTTGGCCGCCAGCGTTGACGTAAACAATCCGAACTTTTTCGGCGTCGATAAGCTGCTTGAATTCTTTTTTCTTTTCGCTGCTCATGCCAGCCAAGCATGTTTTGATCTTGGCCATCTCGCCGCGCTGGTGTTCTTGCCGTTTACGGGCGCACGCCCCGCAGCCAGATTTTGACGACGCAAAAATATCGCGCTTATTAATTAAGCACGGGATGCCTGCAAACTTAGCGTCGTGCAACATCGAGAAGATGGTGCTATCCTCTATAACAACTAGCGCAGACATAATACATCCTCACGGTGGTGGCGCTGATGGCGCGTCGCCAATCCAGATTTGGCCGCCGGGAAGTAATGTGTCTGTCAGATCCAGCGTGGCTTTTAAGCGTTGCACGTCTTCAGCAACGTCGCGGATGAATGCCTCTACCTCTGCACGCGAGCGTAAAAGAACGTCTACGAAGTCAAGGCGAAACCACTCTGGTCGCGTGTCCGGGATCGGCTCGTCTTCTGGATATTCTTCGAGATCAGTCGGCGAGCAGACATGATCAAACGCGCCGACGCGTTCCGATTCACCCGGCTTGAGCGGCAGCAGAAGGTACGCAAAAATTTTAATCGGCATCAGGAGCGCGTCGCTCGCCACGATGCGCACACGGATGCCGTCTGTTGCGTGATAGTTATACCGGCTTACTTGCCACGTCAGCCTGACCCGCCGGCCGCTGCTTGTGACGGCCATGGGCGCGATGCGCGGCGAATAAAAATCCATCCCGATCGTGTCAGGGATTTTGATTTCATCGTCCGGGTTTGGCGCGCGGCAATCTGACATTAGGGCCTCTACGGAAATAGATATCTTGTCGGCGTTGTTTCGTTCGGCTTGGCGTAGAATATTGTAACACCTGTCGACTCGATGTTATCTGTCTTTGCAACATAGCGCACAAACTGCTGCACCGTTTCGGGGTTTGTTTGCTTCGCGGCCTCAAGCGTTTCTAACAACTCCGATACGCAGCCGGCAATAAGCGTAGTATCTGCACGGCAGCGGCAACCGGCGTTTTTTGCCGAGCTTTCAAACGCGGCGTTGCAGGCGTCCATCGTTTCTTTTAAGTGTTTTAACCCCGGATTGCGGTCAAAAAACTCGGGCGTTTTACCCATTTGTAAAATATTGTCGCGATTCAATGACAGCATGCGGGTCATATTGCCGGCCATGGCTTTTCTCCGGGTTGGTTGTCACGTATTTTAGCGGCGGATTATTTTTTGTGCAGCCATTTACGTGTAGCCGGCTCATGGGTTTGTTGCTGCCTCTTTAATCGCCGCGCGGAGCACGGCATTTGTTTGAATTGCTGCAACAAGCTGGCTAATTGTCAGTCCGCCATTTGGCCCCGTCGGCCCAGTCGCGCCAACTGGACCGAGCGGTCCGGTCGCGCCCGCCGGACCCAATACACCGGTAGCGCCCGTGGCTCCGCGATTGCCGTCGGCACCACGGGGTCCGCTTGGTCCCAGCGGACCTGTGGGGCCTGATGCGCCTGTAGGGCCAGCTACGCCTGTAGGGCCAGTGCTTCCGGCGGGACCGGTCGCGCCCGTCGCGCCTGTGGCCCCGCTAGGGCCGATAGCGCCGCTAGGGCCGCTGGGGCCGACGGCCCCTGCCGGGCCGCTTGCGCCCGTTATACCGCGCTCTCCGGGGTTACCGCACGGCCCTGTAGCGCCAGTCATACCTACCGGCCCTGTCGCACCCGTAGCGCCTTCTTGGCCCGTAATACCGCCCGCACCCTGCGGGCCAGTTGCGCCCGTAGCGCCTGTCTCACTCGGCGCACCGCGCTGGCCGCGCTGGCCGCGCGGGCCGGCCGGGCCTAAATAACCGCGCGGACCGGTAGCGCCTGTTGGTCCTTGTCGTCCCTCCGGCCCTAGTAGCCCGGGAAAACCTTGTAATCCGGTGGGACCTCGCGGGCCATCGGCACCGACAGGGCCAACCGGGCCGGTTGCGCCGGTTGCACCGGGCACGCCATTTGTGCCGTCTCTGCCGGGCACACCTGTAACGCCCGTGCTGCCTGTAAACCCGCGCGCGCCGGTAGAACCGACAGAGCCGCGGACACCGGTAGCGCCGCGCGGGCCGGTTGGGCCGGTTGCGCCTGTAAGCCCGCGCAGCCCGGTAGCACCTGTTGCGCCGCGCGCGCCGGTCGCGCCGGTAATACCGTTAATTCCGCGCAAGCCAGTAACGCCCGTAGCGCCGCGCGGGCCGACAAAACCCTGCGGGCCAGTTTGTCCAGTTGCGCCAGTTGCGCCCGTAGCGCCGCGAGCGCCTGCAGTACCAGTGGCCCCTTTGGCGCCTGTTACGCCAGTTGCACCTGTTATACCGGTAACGCCTGTTGCGCCGCGCGCGCCGGTCGCGCCGGTAATACCGGTGGCCCCAGTAGCGCCGGTAACGCCATCGGCGCCTGTTGCGCCGGTAACGCCTGTTGGGCCAGTTATGCCCTGCGGGCCGGTTACGCCGGTTGCGCCCTGAATGCCGGTTGCGCCAGTAGCGCCGACAGCGCCAGTAGCGCCGGTAACGCCAGTGGCGCCTGTTGCGCCGGTAACACCAGTAGCGCCGGGATCGCCTTGCGGTCCGGGTGGGCCGGGCGGGCCGACTGCAGCGCCGCAACCGGCAGATGTTAGCGGCAAAACCGGCGCATCGAAAGATTGCAGTACGATCTCTTCTTCTTCTGGCTGCGCATTGTCGTTGTTTTCGGTCATGATATTTATTCCAGCAGCTCTAATATCAAGGCGCGAAACTTTGCTCGCAACGTCGGGTTAACTGGTTGTCCGTTTGTGTTCAAACCAAGTTGCGTAATTAACGCCGTGGTAAAATCAGCATCTGCCGCCAGATTTTTTGTGTTGAACTCTATTGTTGCGCCAATAACTGCGTTATCAACAATTGTAACATTACCCGACAGCACAGCCGGTCGCGACGAGATAAAATTATTGCCGACTAACGCAATTTGCGGTCCGGTCGCGCCCTGCGGCCCTGTAGCACCACGGGCGCCGACCGGCCCGGTAATACCGCGCACACCAGTTGCCCCCTGCGCGCCTGTGGCACCTGTAACACCCTGATTGCCAGTTGGGCCTGTTGCACCACGGACACCGGTTGCGCCTATTTGCCCGTCATTTCCGCACGGACCCGTTGCGCCGCTAACGCCACTAGCGCCAGTAGCGCCTATTTCGCCGGCAACGCCCGTCGGGCCAGTGACACCGCGCGAGCCCTGAACGCCCGCCGGCCCAGCAGCCCCCGGCAGACCCGGAGCACCTCTTTCACCCTCTGGGCCTGTTTCTCCGGCGCAGCCTGTCGCACCAGTTGGACCGATTTGACGCCCGTCGAGAATAGTATCGAACTTCTGCCAGCCCTTGATGTCGAGTTTTTCTTCCGCTCCGTCAACAATTACTGTTTTTTGGTACGGCGTCCATACGTACGCGAACAATGTCGGTTTTTCGATCCAAAAGTCACCATACGTCGGCGAGCGCTGCGGGCGAATCTGTGGTTTGGATTCGTCTCGCGGCGGGTTGTCGTACAAACGCAGCGGAAAATCTGTTGCGAGGCCCTTATAAAAAATTGGCAGTTGGTCGGGCGGTGTGCGATTTGTTCCGATAAACCAATCGCGCGTTGTCGGATACCGACGCGCTGGTGGTTCTGGCGGGTCTTCTGCCGATGGCGGGGGTGCAAGTGGGTCAGGATCGACATCTGGGCGGGCCATGTCCACGCTATAGCGAAGTGTGTAGTATTCTTCGTAGCGCGCTCGAATTACGTCTTCCGGTACGTATTTCAAACATTCATCGGTGTTTGTAAGATTAATATCAATCGGCCCAATATTGATCCACCCGACGCGCGGCGGGTCTGGCAATAAACCGTCGTTCATCGTCCCGATTGTCGAAGTATCGTTGAACCATAAAAACGCGTCGCCGGCTTCGGCCGGGGGTTGCGCGCCCAATATGACATCTTCCATTGACACGCCGTCGTCGTCGTCGTCGGCTGGTTCCGGGACTGGATTGAGTTGCCGCCGACCAGAGAGCGGGTCTGATCGGTAGCCTAGGCCTTCGTCCGTAACGACAATCACTGCCCCGCCAACGCTAAAAGGCCCGTAACGATATGTTAGCTCTACATTTTCAACCGTCGGTACTTTTCTCGTGATGTTACCGACCGTGAGATCCGACAACAGCTCAACGTTTCCGAAAACTAAATAATCATTCCATGTGCCGCGCGTATACAACGCAGCTGCATAGCCGGCGTCGATCCCGCGGTCGCCCTTGTTGCCCATTGCGCCAGTTGCCCCCCGCGCGCCCGTGGGCCCGATCGGACCAGTAGCGCCGGCGGTTCCTCGCGCGCCGCGAAGCCCCCGAGGGCCGGTTTGGCCCAGCGCGCCTTTTTCTCCGCGCGGACCTGTCGCTCCGGGCGATCCAGTCAGCCCTCTGTCGCCCTTATTGCCCTTATCGCCTTTGAGGCCACGCGGCCCAACTAAGCCCGTTACACCAGTTGCGCCCGTTGCGCCGGTAACGCCTGTGACGCCGCGTGGGCCAGCGGCGCCTGCTGCGCCGGGCACACCTGTAACGCCCGTGCTGCCTGTAAACCCGCGCGCGCCGGTCGCGCCGGTAATACCCTGATTGCCAGTTGCGCCTGTTGCGCCGCGCGCGCCAACGGCGCCTGTGGCGCCGGTTTGACCGCGCGGGCCTGTTGCACCCGACACGCCTTGGCGGCCTGTCGCTCCGCTTATACCCGTTGCGCCAGTTGCGCCTGTAACGCCGGTAGCGCCTTGCGCGCCAGTGGCGCCTACGGCGCCGGTTTGACCAATCGGGCCGGTTTCACCAACGACGCCGCTCGGCCCAGTTGCGCCGCTTATACCTGTTGCGCCAATTGCGCCTGTTGCGCCGGTAACGCCGCTTGGCCCTGTTGCGCCGGTAACTCCTGTTGCGCCTGTTACCCCGGTAGCGCCTGTAAGTCCTGTTGCGCCACTCGCCCCCATATCTCCTGTTGGACCAATACAACCTGTTGGGCCCGTTGCACCGCGCGGCCCCGCTGGACCCGCGGGCCCTTGCGGACCAGTTGCGCCGCGGGGGCCGGTCGGACCTGTCGGACCACTAGGTCCGCTTTCGCCCGTCTCGCCCTGCAGGCCTTGCGGGCCCATCATACCCATAGCGCCCGGCATACCCATTAAACCGCGCGGGCCGGTTGGGCCAGCGGGGCCAGTAGCGCCGGTCTTACCTTGCGGGCCGGTTGCGCCTCTTTCACCTTGATCGCCTTTGCTCCCACCGCCGCCGGTGCCGTCAGACGGACAATCAGTCGTATCTAATGTAACCGTGACATTGACGACGTTATTTTTTATATCTACATAACCGCCACCAATTTTTTGACTGCCGCCGGTAACAGTTACTGTGCCGCCTTGTAGCGTGTTTGTCGCGGTGAGTAATTTGATGTCATAAAAACAGTCGCCGTTTTTATCGCCGCGTGGTGTGATTGATAAAGCACCGCCGGAAATTGGCGTGTATTCTCCACCGCCGGCATACTGTACTGGCGTCGGGTCAATTTTGTAGTCGCCGGCGCCGAAAATGGGGCACGCTGTAATCGCTTTGACGGAAACATACGGCGTGATTTCCCAACGACAAAGATCCGTTTGCGCCACATTAAGCGTTACGGTATTGTCGAGATCTTTACCGGAATAAAGTGTTCCAGTTTTACCAATAATAACTGGAATACACGGTTTGGGAATGCCGAGATTAATGACAACGTCTGTCGCGCAACTTTGCCCCGGAAAATATGCCGGCGTAATGCTCATGCTGCCGACTGGGTCTGCTGTCGGCGGTAGTGATGTCACATTGACGGCGCCAGTCCAGATTGTGCACGGCGGCGTCGGTATTTGGATGTCTAAATCCAGTACAACATCGAAGTTACATTGCGGCGGTTCGTTTACGCCGATATTCAGCGTATGCGTTGGTAAAATTTCAAGCAGCACCGTCGATGCTGCGCCGTAACCGACACGCAAACTTTGATTTACAACATTGATAACCGGGCACGGCGGTCGCGGAAGCAGCGTGTCAATGTTGATATCAAAGTGATACAGACACTGTCCCGGGTCTCGACAACTTGGGCCGCTGGTGACCGGCGTGATTGCAAGAAAACTACCGGTGCGCAAAGGCGCAACGTCTTCGTAGCGCGTAAAAAACGTGCCGCTCGTCGACATAGTCGCGCATACCGGCGGCGGAACCGGCACAAAAAGATCTAACGCCAAATCAAACGCGCACGTGTCAGGCGTAGTGCACGCCGACGACGGAATTGTTCTTTTTGTGACTGTGAGCTTATTCTGTTTTCCGCTGACGCACGCCGCACCGGCAAAACCGGTGGTCACTCGCACCTCGCCGCTTTTAATTTCAACGCAGGGCGGCTCAGGGATCGGGATAACAATCGCGAGATCAAGATCAAATTCGCACTGCGGCGCACCGCAATCAACCGGTGTTTGCCGCGACACGACGCTAAACGAGCTGGACTTACCCGCAACGCACGCCGACCCGGCATACCCACTCCGCACGTCCAAGCGACTAACATTAATTACTGGGCACGGCGGCGGCGGAATCGGAATGTTTAATTCCAGATCGACGTTGAATTCGCAGTTGTCGACGCCGCACTCATCCGTAGTCGATGCGTTTATTATTTCAAATTTGCTTGCGCCGAGTCCTTTTGTGCACTGCGTGCTATAAAACACGTTTTGCGCGAAAGTGCGGCGACGAATTACCGGGCACGGCGGTTTTGGAATCGGAATAGCGAGTAATAGCTCGACGTCAAATTCGCACTTGCCGGGATCGTCGCAACCTTCCCCGAGTTTATGGTTTGGGGTTATTGCAAAGTAATTCGATTTACCCACCAATGACGAGCACGTTTCGTAGCCTGTCGTGACATCAAAAGCTGTAAGCCGCAGCTGCGGGCATGGCGCGCGCGGAATTGGAACGTTCAGCTCCAGTTCGACATTAAATTGGCATTGCCCGGGATCGTTGTGGCTGCTGCTCGGTATATGCTCTGGCGTAATGCGCAAAACGTTTTCGCCGTCTGCGCAAGTAACGCCGCCGCCGTCCGTAAACCCAACGGTCATTGAAACCGCTTGTACCGCAATAATAGGGCAGGGCGGCAGCGGGATCGGGACTGCGATTTTTAGGTCGATATCAAAATCGCACTGGTCGGGCGTATCGCAATTGCCCTGCGTGACGCGCGGTGTAACGGCGAGCCCGGACGTGAAATTCTCAAAAATGTTTTCAGGTGTTCCGCCGCTATCACCACCGCCACCACCGCCGCCATTATTGGTGACGCTGCCGCTTTGTATTTGACAATTTGAATCTGAATAACACACGTTACCCATAGCCATGTTGTACTGCGCTGATCTGCACACAGCCATTGTCGCGTAGCGCCCAGCCGCTACCTCGCCGGCGCAGTATGTTTCAACTTGACGACATTCTGTCCCGTCGCCGCAGTCTTCGCATTCGGCGGGGCGGTATATTAAGACGTATTCGCCCGAACAAGTCGCGCTCTCGCTACTTGATACTTTACAATTTGAATCTGCATAACACACCCCGTCTGCAGAAAAACCGCTACTAGCGAGATGTATTCTGCATTGCTCCATTGTCCCGGGTACCACGACGCCATTTTCTATGCTGTCGAAGTAGCCGTTCGCCAACAAGGTAGCGCAGTGTTGGTCAATAGAAACACACGTGATCGACGCGGGGTCGCCAACCACGGTGTACCTTAATGCATACCCGCCGGGACAAAACTCGACGCCGGCGCTGTTGCTATTGGGATCCGTGAGCGAGAGCTTCGTGCCGCCGCTACTATTACCACCACCGGCGGCAGTGAAAGAGAGCTTTGTGCTGCCGCCACTAGTGCCGCCGCTGCCACTGACGATGTATCCGCTGCGTACGTCAACATTTATAACGTTGAGATTTGGGCACGGCTGTCGCGGGATTGGAACTTCTAAATCTAGCTCAACGTTAAAACGACACTCACCCGGATCATCACAGTCTGTGCCCGGCACGTGTTCGGACGTAATGCTGAATTTATTTTTTCCTGTGAAGCACTTACTATCGGAATCGTTTCCGATAAAGCCAACAGTTAACCCAAAATTTTGCACGCTGATAACTGGGCACGGCGTGCGCGGAATTGGGACTGCGATAGCAAGATCGACATCGAAGTCGCACTGGTCCGGCGTATTGCAATTGCCGACAACAATTCTCGGCGTAATGGTGAATGCTGGCGTGACGCCATAGAGGCACGAATTTTTATCGTTAATATCTGCCGGTTGAAATCCGCTAACTACAGTGAAATTGTTAACAAAAATATTCGGGCACGGTTGTTTCGGAATTGGAATGGCGAGTTCCAGTTCAACATCAAATTGGCACTCATCTGGCGTGTCGCAGCCGCCCGGAATAATGGTCGGCGTAATGGCGAAGCGCGTGTTCTTGCCAAACAAGCACTTATTGTCTACGCCGATTTCGGCGTCGGCAGCTGCAAAACCGACAGACACGTCGAACGTTTTTGTATTAATTACGGGACACGGTGGGCGCGGAATAGGGATAGCCAGCGCTAGGTCTACTAAAAAATTGCACTGGTCGGGTTGATCGCATTCGCCCTGTATGTGCTCTGTTGTGATTTCAAATTTTTGTTCGACGCCAGTAAAACAAATAGCGTCGTCATACGCCGTAACGACGTCGAAACTGTTGACATTAATAACTGGGCAAAATTGCCGCGGCAGCGGCAGAACGACCTGCAAATCAACGTCAAAATTACACTGATCTGGATTGTTGCAATCTCCGGGTACGATCGTTGGCGTGATGCGAAATTTACTGTGTTTTTCTTCTGCGTCGCGAACTTCGCCAGTACAACTGTTGCCTATCGTTACGAGCGTGCCGTTGTAGGCTGTAATTTCTGGCGAGACCGGCATCCACGGAACAACCTCCGCGCCGCTAAAATCACCGTCGGGCACCCACCAACCGCCAACACCCCACGGGTCGGGCGGCGGATAAACGATACCGGCGCCGATAGTTCCGGTTATTACGCCCGTGCCGGTTATCAAAGCATTCTGCGGGCCGGTATAGAAAGCGTATTGGGTTGTCGCTTGGTCGCAATCTGGCGGATATAGCGGCAGACCTTCGTCGTCCAATAGCTCTGCGCACGGACAGCGCAAGCTAGCCGATCCGTTGAACGAGTTTAAAAGCAGATTTCCAGTGCAATACCACAGGGTTCTTACGATGTAGCAACCGTCGTCGAACGGCACGCTAATTTTATTTACTGGCCCAACAAAACATTTAATATCTAGCGGGTAATTATTTTCGTCGTACTCGCGGCCCGTAAAACCGGCGTTGACTTTAAAATTACTGATATTAATGTCGGGGCAGGTTGGCGCTGGAATTGGAATAAGAATTTCCAACTCAACATCAAAACGACACTGGTCAGGCGTACTACAGCCGTCGCCAAAAATATGCACTGGCGTGATGCTGAAATTATTGGCGCCATTTTCAAGGCAGAGATCCTTGGAGTAGCCGCTTGTAACGTTAAACTTAGTAAGATTAATTGACGTACACAACGGTCGCGGGATCGGCACGACTATGCTTGCGTCGATATCAAAGTTGCATTTATCGGGTAGGTCGCAGCTGCCCACTTCGATGCGCGGCGTAACGGTAAAAAATGCTTTTTTATCTATGCAGCCCGGGTTGCCGTCGTACGGCGCATAGCCGGCGAGTACCTCGAACGAATTTACATTGATTCGCGGGCACTCCGGTGTCGGAATTGGGACGTTGATCTCTAGATCTAAACTAAAATCACATTCGTCTAGCGTAGAGCAGTCGCCAACCGTGACATTTTTTTGAACCAGAAAACGCGATGGCGGCAATGGGCATTTGTCGTACGCTACCGCAAAATTAAATGCGCCGATAGTTACATTGGGTGCGCACGGCGGTTTTGGAATCGGTATCGTGAGATCAAAGTCGAGGCTGTACGTACACGGGTCTATATCTTTTTTATCAAGTGTGATTACCGCCGCAGCGGGGCCGATATTACACGGGTTCCCGTTGCCGCCATCCGCGTACCCAAGGTTTAGCGTCGCGGTGGCGAGAAATACGGGGCAAGTTGGGCCAACGTCATCGGGCGGCTCGGGAGCGATGAACGGCGCAGTACAGCCGTAGATCGGTTTTGGCGCCGGCGGAATGTTGCACACGTCAAGCGCGATGAAATTGAAGTCGGCTTTTGGCACGGCCTCAATTGGACAATTAGAGTCTTTGAACAAGTTTTCTGTCATAGTCCGCTCACGCTGTGCAATTCGTTTGCGCGTTCAATTTTTTGGTGACGGTTATTTTATTGTTGTCGCCGTCCGTCGCAATTGTTACCCCGTTACCGCCAATAATATTTATGTTTTTACCGCCGACGCCGTTAATAGTGCTGATGACCTGTTTGCACGTAGGGCTGTTACTGTAGAGTTGCGTAACCGGATCAAACGGTTCGCCGACGTACAGTGGCACCTCGCTGCCGTGCGCGCAGAAATCGGCATCGACTGGCGCGCCGGCATTTTTAAGCGCGCTGATTGAAATCTCGTTAGATCTGGTTATCTGCGTAATTTGACAATTATAACCTTCTTTAAAAACGAGCGGCCCCTTTAAATTGCTGCTGGCCACTACGAGTGTTCGTTCGCCCGGGGCAATAGCTTCTGCGCCGCAATCCGGTACGCGCGGGCGGTCATAATTAGCAAGTGTTACGGACCGCAAGTAAGCTTTGTGCAGATTTTGAATCCGTCCCGGCTCGATCTGATAGTTATTCTGCGCAAAAACAAGCGTCTGCCCGACCGTCATTGTGGCGACAAGCGTTTCGATTTTTCCAATAACGATAAAACCCTCCCAGATTGGGTCTGCTGTTTCGGTCGACACGGGTACGGACTCGGCAAAAACGGTCACCCAGTCTGGTGCGTCGGCGGGGCACACAAATACAAGCGGCGCGGGTGACGCTGTGTAGTTTTTTTCTGCGTACCTGAGCGTGAAAACAAATGTGGTCGCTTGCCGTTCGACAGCCGCGAGCCACACGGTGTAGTCCCCGACATTGGCGCTAAACGCGTCCAGCCCCAAAATAATTCCAGCGTCTACGATCACATTTGTGGGTAGAAGCGGATCCGGCAAATTTGGTTTGAATACAAACGGGTATGCGCGGTATTCGTTGTCGTTATAAAATCCGGGACGCGGCATTAGATTAAACTCCGTCCAGCGGTATCGATAACAAGCGTGCCGTTTTGCGGGTACACACGCAGCGCCGTGTCGGCGGCCAGTTCTCCTGTGGCCGTGATTGTGAAATTGCCGAACGCATCTGGCGGGCAACCGTTGATCGTTTTTAAAAACCGTTTGCTCTGAAAACTACCGTACGGTTCGCACAAAAGGCGCTGATACAGCGGCACGCCAATGACATCTACACGAATAATATTCGGCGGCTCGTGGCGTAAAACAACGCCGCGGTCGCCAATCAGCCATATGTCGCCGGTCAGTAACGGGCTGTTATCCGCCAGTATTCCGCGTACGCCGGGCTCGTTAGCCGGTATAACAACGCTCGACACGAATTCGGTGGCTGTGACAGCAAACGCGTACGTCCCGATGTCGTTATCGGCTAGGTTCGCTAATTCAGTCGGACTCGACAGCAAAGAACCGACAGGTCGGCCATAAATATCAAAAAACGAAATTAGCCCGTTGCTCGGAATAGCGGATATCGCGTATTCGCCGATTGCTCGCGCAGGCGTGTCAGGGTCGCCAACAGTTATTGAAACTGTTTCCGCCCCGACTGCAACGCTAGAGATATACAGCCGCGAGCCACCGCCAATGATAAAAAATACGGCATCAATGAACGCCGTCGGGCGAATTACGAATTTCGCGTCTGTCGATTTAAGCGTAGCGGCGTCAGCAAACGGGTAGCGTGAATCTGACTGTTCGTCGCGAAACTGCGGGTATAGGATACGTGCGTCGGTCATGTATCACCCGCTATGTCACAGTGAAACGATTAAATACGGCGTACGAGCGATTTGCGAATATGCCGGCAAGACCTTGTCCAAATGTTGAAATGCTCATTGGCACCGTTCCGCTAATCCCAGCAGTGTTTTCGTCAAGTACTGTGACCGCGAAATTAAGATTGACTGTGGTAAATACATCATTTACCGGCGCGGCAAGTACCGGGTTTAGGCTGATGCGATACCACTTGGTAAGTTTTATGTCGAAATTGACGCGCGCTTCCTCTATAAATTGGCTGTTATTATACCGCAAAATACGAAATTGCGCCTGTGCCGCATCGAGCAGCGCGACAATATAGGTTGTCGTAACGACGCCCAGTACCAATTCTTGTTTGTAGTTCAAAATGAGGCCGGCGTTACGCGTTAAACCCGAGGCGCCAATTCGCGTCTCCACTGCGATCGTGCGCTCGTATACCCAATCGGTCGGGCAATTTCTTAACACTGAGATGTTTAAATTTGCAACGCGGCCCGCTGCATAAACATTGTGATCCGTAAGGCTGTTTGTTGGCAGTTCCGGTGGTACGATAGGGTCGGGATTTGTATTCGGGTCGGCATCGGGATCTGGCGCAGGAATGCTGCACGGGCATATCTCTGGTGCGCGTGTTTGTGTGATAAAAAATCGACCGTCACGTGTTTCAAAGTACGGCGATATTGTGCACGCGCTAAAATCAATACACAGCGGCAAGTTTAAGCACGGGTAATCTGGCGCGACAATTGTTTCGTCTACGACGGTGTCAATTTGCGTGGTTGGATCTGGCCAACAGTATTCATTTTCGCCGTCAAACACGGGGCTGTCTGGATTACAACAGTCATCGCTAAATTCCTGCGGTTTTGGCGGTTTATTGGCCGCGCAAATTTCTGCCAAACCCGTATCCGCAAGTACGTCTAATCCCCCGCAGGCCGTAAAATTGCGCGGCGTAAAACCAACAAAATCGAGGGCAATATTGCCGGCGCAATCTGGCTGTATGCCGTTGATCGACTCAATTGCCGGTTTTGGACATGTGCCGCTTTCAGGCCGCTGACCACACGGCCCGAGAAACTCTATGAGCGGATTGTAATTTGTAGTTATCTGTGTTGTATCTATCGCAAAGATTACGGCCGTTCGCGGTGTGCCGGCCGTGACCAGTCGCGTGTACTTAGCTGTAACAGGTGTCGTCGCCGCCAGCGTTATGACACCGCTAAGCTGATCTTCTAAATTGATTTTGCCGAGTGTTGGGATTGGTAACGCGCGGTACGGCCGCGCGCAGCGTGGCTGTAAAAGCGTTTGAATTGGTTTAGAGTAACGGCCCACAAAGCTAGTATCAACGCCGGGACCAAACACAACCCAGCCAGAAATGCCGGGTATCAGTCCAGTAATCGGATAATTGACATACGGCGCGACGGGCTGCGGCACAGACACCGTAGCGATAGTGTAGCCGACGTCCTGCGGGCTACCGTCGCTTGCGCCGAAAACGACCGTTACAAGACCGGCTGAAACCGTGATCGCCTGCACATATAAACAACCACCAGCTGTCGACGGAAATTTGATATGGCAATCAACTAAAATATCATTACGGATAAACACGTTCGCGTCATCCTCGCCCGTACTCTTTTCGTCGAGCGGGTAGCTGCGCGTAGATTGTAGGTTGTACCAGTTTTGGTTTCTGATTGACATAAATTAGCACGCAACTGGTGTGTGACCGTTCTCATCGCAATTCAACAGTTGCGACGTTTGCGACTCTGCGGCCAACTCGCTGTCCGCGGTAGAACAGTTGATTTTTAATGGTTTATTTGTGCTGTTAATAGTTGCGGTCAGTATGCCAGCTATTTCGTACGGGCTGCGGGCGCGCCTAAAGGGCGGCGTCTGTGTTACATCTGGCTCCAAAAATTTAAGTCTGAATTGCGCGTAAGCGGAGTCACCGCCGCGAATTTCTGGAAACGGTATTGTGTAACCTATTTCGTCTACGAGCGGTATTAACGCTGGCGTGCTTACCGGCGCGCCAGTCGCGTAAAACGCGGAGTGGCCGCATTCTAACGCCATAGTAACGTCGGTGTCGATAGTTAACTTTAGTTTTAATGTGCTCGCTGGAATGCACGTATCGCACGGGTTGCATAACATCACAACAACGTCTAAGTACGGACAACGTTGCGGTAAAAACAACAACTTTAACGGGCGCGCCAAACTGCATGCGCGCTGATCGTTCCAACGGCTGATGTTGTTTTCGTGGTACGCGCGAATGTTTTCGCTTCGCGCGCCAATAAGTTTGTAGCGCAGACTGGTATCGTTCATGTACTTTGCGGTGGCGGCGTAATCCGCACAACTGCAGCACGGTAAACAATCGGCGCCAATTTGCTGCTGCGCGGTTGTGGCGGGCGCTACAATCAACGCGTTATTACTGTTTTGCTCGTGTGCAGTTGGTCGGCGAACCCACAAACAATCTTTACCCGACAACAAGAAGTCGCCGACATTGTCTGGGCCAATGCCGTTTATGCTCGTAATTGCCGCCGGGGCCGTAATTTCGCTGCAGTCTGTATACTTACCGCGGCCGGTGCCCGCTTCGGCGGTGAAGGTAACGGGCGTTTCATTTCTAAAATTACGCACTGCGGGCGCGGCGGGCGCAATCTCTACGTTATAACCGTTTACAAACAAAAACCGGCCGGTGTATTTTTGGCTTGTCGTCGCGCCGTTTTTAACCGCAACTGACAACACGCGTTTGGGCATTTTATACACAGCGCGCTCGTCAATTATCGCGTTGGCCGGTTTGATGTACTTGTCATAATTTTTGGCAGCCGTATCGCCGCTGGGCCACGTGACATAAGCGACAAGCCGGCAAACCGCGTATGATTTTTTCCACTCATAAATAATGTAGTCATTTCCCCACGGCGCGCTGTTAAAAACAATGTCGCCAACTGTGGTGTCAAAAATCACGTTATTTGCAGCGTCGACAATTACGATGTCTGCATCATGCGCCGGCGCAGGAAAATCTGGATAAGCGCCAACGTTATCGTTGCAGCCAACGCCGTACAGGTACGCAATACGTAACGGATGCGCAGTTGGCGTCGTATTGTCGTAGACGTGCGGATCGTCGTACTCAAAGTACAGATCTGCCAATAAATAGCGGATATCGTCTTGCGCCTCGGTCGTCGGCGAGACTAGCGGATAATCCAAACCGCTTTGCGGCTGCACAACGCCAATGCCGCGGCGACCGTACGAAGATGTAACAAAATCGGGGCACGGCATATGTCACCCCGTCTGGCAGCCTGAGTCGCCAAGCTTGCTGCTGAGCACAACCAAGCTCATTTGCGTGACCTCAGAACCGAGTCGCGTAACGAAATTTTGTAACGTTGTAACGCCGTCGCCGAAACGGTTAATTTGCTGTGTAATCGCGTCCAGTTCTGTACAGCCGCAGCACGGAGACGCGCATGTGTCAGCAAACGACAAGCCGTTGGTGATCGGTTGAATACTGATGCATTCGTCTTGCGCAAATGTAAACGTGCCGTCTGTGCTGCACACACCGTTGATGCACGTAATGCAGGCGCCCGTTTGCGGTACAGCGCACTGACAGCTTTGATTGAGATTCACGCCGGAAATAGCGTCAAATGTGATTTCGGTTGTGTTTGCCGACTGCGCAACGCTAAGCCGGACATTTGTGCCAGCAACAAGCACGACGTCGCCGTAAATTGGGGCACTAAGTTCATTATTGTTAAGCACACGCAGCCGAGACACGGCGCGAATCATTGGGCGTATGACGTCTGTTTCGAGCCCGCCGCCAGCCAAATTAAATGTGTATGCGCCGGCGGGCAGTTTATCAATTTCATCAAGTGCGCCGAGTACAATGCGCCCGACACAGTCGTCAAAGTTATTTATACCGCCCAGCGCATACGACTGATTAGCAACATAATTATTTCGTGCAATTACGGCAGTTGCTACATCTATCGTTACGTCGTCGGCGATGTAGGCGACCGTGATTGTGAAACCGGTCGGGGCGATAACAACCGTTCTGATAAAAAAATTGTTGGGCGTGAAGGCGATGCCGGAATGCACCGGTAAATACAGCCCGACAATAAAACTGTCCGGCAGCGTTATCGTTCCGGTGATATCTGTTTTTGTGGCTTGCTCTGTCAGCGGATAAGACCGCTGCGAATTGTGGTTAAGCCACTGTAGATTCCAATTTCCAATAGGCATAGCAGCAACCCGGTATCATGTTACGTTGTAAACAATACCGTCAATGCGCAGCAGTCCAACTTCAGCGTACACGTCTGCGGGGTTGTTTGCTCGGAGCAGCGTGACCAGCACGGTATCGCCCGCTGCGACGTCAAACGCCTCGCTGTCGCGCACGACCGCCGTGTCAGAAGGCAGCGTGACATTCGACGTAAAGCCAATCGCCGTGTCCGACACTGGTAGCGCGGTACCATTTGTGGCGGGGGCTTGGATTCTGCGATACGTCATAAGCAAGGAAGGCAATGTTGCCGCCTGTGTCGGCGTGCCGCCGCGGCCAAAAAAGTGCACGCGCACTTTCATATTTAAGTTCGACCCCAAATTCGCGTGCGCTACATTGAATCGAACCCGAATCGCAGACGCCTGCCCGGACGGAAAACCAATGTACGGGATATCTAAATACAGGCGTTCGACCGTATCATCAAGCCGAATGATCTGTGGCGCGATTTCCCGCTCCACCAGATTATCGGTGTAGTCGATCTTGATTACGCCCTGCTGCACGAGCACTTCTTGCGACAACGGAATGTTGAAGCCCGTTTTTTCGGCATTCGTTAACAGCCGAATTGTTTCTACAGTGTGCGGGCCGGCTTGCGGGCCAGTCGTAATTACAGCTGTTCCAGCCGGCGCGTCTGCCACGCAAAATGTGTTCGTCGTCAAACCTGCGCTTAACACGTAGTACGTTTTATTCGCGAGCACGCCGCCGGGCAGAATGCCTGCTGTTTTAAAACGCACTGGAGCGTTTGCGGTGAGCCCGTGATTAGCGGCAGTAAATACGCCGGGGTTTGCCAGCGTGATCGTTACTGTGCGCGCGGATAAATTTCGCGAACCGGCGATCGACAGCTGATTTGACAGCGTAAATACGCCATCGGAAACCCAGCCACGCTTGAGCTTGCGGCCGGAAACCAGCTCTTTAAATACCTGCCCGCCGATTGCTTCTTCCGGTACAACGGGCAGATTCAGGTTAAGCGCCAAATCGCCAGTCATAGCCGGCGCGCCCGCGCAATTAGTGACGGTGATCGGGCTGTCGGTATCCGGCTGCAGGCTTGTAACCACGCTGCGATCGTTGCCGACGAGCATGCGCAAAAACACTACCACGACGCGCATAGCTTCTACGCGGGGGCACTCGCCCGTCGTCGCGTCTGGCGGCGTTTGCGGGTTTGCTGTGTCGATCGTAGCCGGCCACGGCACATCGCCGTAGCAGTTGCTCATCCACCAGATGCCGTTGAGATCACATACGACAAGCCCCTCAACACCCTGCGGCACTTCTGTAGCGCCGACGCGGTTGACGCCTTTGTCCCACAGCAGCGCGACGGACTGGATTGGCACAGGCGGCCAAACATTAGCCAGAGCTGGATGCTGCGCGAGGTTGTAACCGAACCATGCGCCTACAGGCGCTTTGCCGTTAAAGCTTGCGTGGTTCGCGGGCAACCAGCCCGGGAGAGCCGGGTTAGGGCTCGTGATCTGATGGCGGTTGGTGTTTACGGCAGCGTCAGGGTCGTGCTGGCCGGCGGGAGCTGGAACCAGATCAAATCGGTAATGCGTGTGCTCGCTGATAAAGTCGCCTGTATGCGGCATTACGACAACGCGCGGTACGTCGCTGCAGTTGTCTTTCGGGCCCTGTACGTAGCACACGCTAACGGTTACGCCCGGCTTCTGCTGCACCAGCTTGCCCGGCTCAGCGGCGGATAAGTAGTAGCGGCCGGCGGGAATAGGGGCGTGAGTCACATTATCTTCGAGCAGCGGAGTTGTAACGGCATTTCCCAGCTCGGCGATCTCGACAACGCCGCGTAGCACAATATCGCCAAGCGTTTCAGATCGTTTACGCAAGCATAAACCAACGCAATCAGACGACGGCTGAATAGTCAGCAGCTGTGTGGTTGCGTCGATGGCTGCAGCGGCAAGCGCTTTTTCATATCTGTGCGATGTGTAGTTCCAGTACACAGGATGTCCGGGAAGCACATCGGGTGCAATTGTGGCGCCCGAGTCGAACAATGCCTGCCCGACGGAAGATGCGTCAAGGCGGTCTTTGAGATAATCCGTGCGATCCGCCAGTGCGCGATCGGGCCGGCCCACAATGCCAGCCTGTACAGGCTCGCCGGGGTTGACGTGTTTAATGTTGTGCAGCCAGTTCCCGGACATCCTTGTCCTCCGGCGGTTATAGACAATTACTCAAACGCCACATCCCATGTAATACCGATCTGGGAGGACGGTTCTTTTGTGACTTGGTTTTCGGCCGTAAAGATCGTGCGCGCAAACACGACGTCTTTTGTCCTGTCGCTAAACACTGGGGCGGCAACCAGCGCGGCCGAGAACACTTTGCTGTTTACAAGGTGGCTGAATGTCTTGCCGTACACGCCAGCTGTGCCCGCAGTCTGCACGAAAAACGTTAGCTGATTGCCCTGCTGGGTGCTCGGCAGCTTTTCTACATAGCCAGCCGATACGGACAGCGCCGGCTCAATTGATAGCGGGATTCGCAAAAAGTCGCGCGAACTAGAGTCGACCAGCGAGTTGTAGTAATTGATATCAATATCGCGGGCAAACGGAGCGGCGGAAATCGGCGTAGCCGGGTCGGCTTGGTTTTCAAACTCGATATACAGCGCAGAAATGCTGTAATCGAGCCTGTCTGCCTGCCGCTTATAGCCGAGCTGTTTGGCAGCGATATAGCCCCACGCATACTGAATTTGATTAGGCTGCGCCACAACAGGCGTTTTTAAGCCTGTTTTATCGTCGACGCGCCAGAGCGTTACGTGGCCGCGCACGCCAGTATTCGGGCTAATTTTGTCGGTAGCCATAGTGTTTCCTTACTGACACGTACCTGATACAACCCGCGCCGTCGCCTCAAAATCCCGCAGAAGTGTCGCGGGTACCGTATCCTGCCGCCGCGCCATACCTGTAAACGTATCTAGCGTCTCCCGCACGTTATCTGCGCCATTTACGGTGTCCGTGCCCGGCGCCAGCTCAAATATAACGATCATGGCCGTTTGTGGCGGCAACAATTGGCGCAGGTGTCTAATATTGTACAGGCCGAGGCTATTTTGCCCCAATGCCGACACTAAAATTCTGACAACAAATACGTTATTTCTAAGCACATTTTCCACTAAAAACTGCAGCGGATTGATAGTGCGCGGTAAATGTGTTTCGTTCGGTTCGGTGGCGGGGTTTACGCGGCTATCTAGTAAGTGCGCAAGCGTACCGTGCCGTTTATGCGGTTGCGGGCAATCTGGTGGCGGCTCGGAAGCGGCCTGCACCCCGCGATAATGCAGCTCATCAAAAAACCGCTCTACGTCAGCCGGCAGACCACCGAGGCCAAACCGCAGGTATGTATAACCGCTCGGGTGCTCGGTATCGACCTCCAGCGGGATTTGCTTATTTTCAAATATCAAATCGCTGTAGAAACAAGCCGACAGGAATCCGCCGTCCAGCGCCAGCGCAGCCAAGTCTTTTCGCGCGGCGCGGCATGGAAACAGATTCGGGTTAAGTATCAAGTCTTTGTCTGTTTCTGGCAGCAATGGTTTCCAGACGTTGTCGGACCATTTGCCGTCGCCGGGCGGGTAACAGATAACGGCGTCTTGCGCGTTTAATGTAGCGTACTGATTACCGACAAAAAACTCGCTGATCTCTACGCCGCCGATAAGTTGCGTGCCGGCTGTAATAACCTGCCCAAGACCGACTCGGGGTTCTACTGTGTTGTTAAAACGGTACACCGTCTTATCCGTAGCGATAAAAAAGCCGCGGTTGTCGTAATCCATAGTTTCAACGGTTTCGACAGGTTCGGCGCTTACGGGAATGCCGCAAATAGCCGCGAGCGCTATGTCTAACGTGGCGGCTGTCGCACCGCCATCAATAAGGCCGTCGATAATAGCGTTCGTCAGATCTTTGTAGCCTTGACTGCTCTGGAGCTTGACCCCCAGAGCATACGCGAACTGATTAAACACAAGCTCGTAATCGAACTTGCCGCAGAAGCCCCACAGCGTAATCTCTTCGTCGTTTTCGCTAACAGCATGCCGCAAGAAAGCTTCGTTATCGAACGGGTCGCTGCTAAAAATAAGCGCGCCGGCAACAGGGTCCAATACGAAATCGATATTCCTGTCCAGCATAACAGTGGGGAACGTGATCTTATTGAAAAGCTGCTCGACGCCGGCAAGCTGACTTGGCGCCGGATACGCAAAAAACATTTTGTTTGTTAGCACGTCAAAAAAGGTGCCGTCGTCAAAATGCGCCAGCGTGGTGTCGAACTTGTCGCTGTTCGTCACAAATGTGTTGAGCTGCGCCTTCTTAATTGTGATGGGCACAAGCGTTTTTTCTTCAAATAGCGGCACGTCGTAGCGGCTCAGTGCGGCGACTACAGCCATCAGCTTTCGATGCGTCTCGGCGACGGTGTAGGCTGTGGCATTTATATACGACGTAAGCTGGTCGCGGCCTGTGAACGTGCGCATCCAGAACGACCCCAACGCTGCCAGCATTGTGCGGCTACGGTCCAAGTCTGATCCCGGGTACGTAAATACTTGTTGTTTCATGCTGTTACCGTTAGCTCAAGAAGCCAGCGGCAACAGATGAAATCGAGATATCATCTGGGCCGACGAGGAAAGCCACCGTGCGCCCTGTGACAAGTCGTGCGGGATCATTAGGTACAGTTAAAACTGCGCTATCGCGAATGAACGCTACTGAACCGTCAGGCCGGCGAATTCGACCAAACATGTCAACTTCGCTAATAGCTTGCCTGCCGGTCAGAAAACTTTGCGCCGCGCCAGTGATTAGCGACGCATGCAGCTGACCTGAAAACCCGACTTTTGCTACCGCGGCCACAATAGCCGCTTTGATCGCTGAAATGGTCGTGTCGTCGAGCTGCGCGTTGACTTCAGTGCGCACCTGAAAAGCGATCTTTGTGAAGCACGGTACCGCTGCTTTTACGAGAACATCCGTTCCACGCGGGCGCACGGCGTGGTCTGTCATAACGTCGCTCATTTCACCAATAAGCGGCAGCCCCACCGTTGTTACAGCGTATTTGGCCGTCGACTCGTTTGGAACAAGTGGGCCGACTGGCGTGTCCGTGTCTTCAAACTGAATTACGGCCGTCTGGTAACGTGTGTAAGCGCTTTCAGGCAGCAGTTGGATATCCGGTACAAACGTACTCGACGCTAAATCGGCGCCGCGCACATCGTTAACAACAGCGTAACCGTTACTTGTAATGTCCGTCGGCTTTGACACGCGGCTGATTTCGTAAAAACCCGGCGCTGTATCGCGTGTAAGCGTAACTTGCCAGATTCCGCCATTCGGCGATTGCCGAATAAATACCGCATCTAATACGTGATCGGTGGTTTGCGCGTGGCTGTTTGTTTGCGCGTAGATATCTACCTTGCCGCCGCCAGAGATCGGAAAAAGGCTGTGCTGGTCGCGCTGCTGTTCCGCGTCGCCGCAACCGAGTATCGACAGATGGAGCGTATTTTTAAACGCGGTTTGATTGCGAATAAACGCTTCGTAGCTTTTACGGCTGCCAACAGTTTTAGCCGCTAACCCGGCAGACAGTTTGGTGATGTATTCCTCGTTTGTCAGCGGGTTACGCCCACTAATAAAATCGCTTGTCGCAAAGATACCCAGCACGTTATTGGGCACAAAGTTCGGCAGCATCTTTGTGTAGCGCTTAATATTGCCCGCGGCGCCAACAGTTGTCGCGGTGACAGTAATGTTAGCGGTGTAAGTACCGTCGCCAACCGGGACCATGACGCGGTCCGTGCTGCTTGACGGCGAAGACCCCGGCGGCAGTACAGTGAAATTGTCAGTCGCTACGAATGTAACGCTATTTGCGGTGAATCCGCCGGCTGTCGTAATCGCCGTGCGTGTCGGCAGGTTAAATATGAGTGTAATGACACCTGTTGCGGGTGTGCCGTTGTCGCGGGCGATGTTGTAGTTAGACAACACCTGATCCACAAGGTCTGTGTCTGCCAGCGTGGGATCTTGTGTGATGGCCAGCAGGCTTTTGCTTTGTAAAACGCGGTCTACGTTTTCCTGCACGGCTGTGTTTAGCAGTCCATTAAAATACAGCACCAAATCGTGGAATACACCGCGGGTGATCTCAATTTCCGGGTGCCGTTCCTGCACAAGTTGCGTAAGCGTCGTCACAACGCTTTCAATCTTAGCGGGATCAAGGCTTTTTAAATCAGTGATGGAAATCGGCATGTGGCACCTTACAGAAGCGTGGCGACCGGAATAATAACTTGTCTCGACGTACCCGCGACGCTGTTGATTTTAACATTTAACTGGAGAAACCCGGCCAGAATTGCCGTACTCAGCAATTCCACCGAGCCGAACTTTTCGTCATCGGGCATATCGGCGTATTCTTCGTTCTTCAAATTGCGCCTGATATCTAAATCCGCCGCAGAAAACGTGGTACGAACGTTCAGATCTGTGCGCAACCGACCTTGCCGTACCGCGGTCATAAAATCGCAGCCGCGCGTTGGGTCAGCCAAAATGGAGCCTGTTTCTGTAAAAAACTCTAGCACCCAGCGCTGCGCCAATTTTTGCACACCGACGCAAATTTCTCCCGACGAGCTGGGCGTGAACAACTCCATGTCGAGCTTTACGTTTTTGACCGGATCGACATTTCGAAACGCAAGGTAGTCGTATTTGCGTGTTGCGTAGTCTTGTAAGCTCATGTAATTACCCTGTTACGCCGCCAGCGTCGATCTGTGTTTGCACGCCGTCTTTCAAAAAAGAGAATATGCCTACGGATGCTTTGCCGTGGCCGTCAAATCGGCCGTGGGCCAGCGCGGCGCAGCGTACAAAACTGGCGTGCCGCGTACGAAATGCCCGTTCTTCTACGGCCATAAAATCAGCTTGCCACTTCATGCCGATCAGGTCACCGCATGTGCCGCCTTCTTTACCGGGACCGGCAAGAATTGTTTCTGAGTACAGCTGATTAATCGCGTTGCGCTCCCACGCCGGATTGTGCAAGCTCGGCACGTCTAACGGATCGCCAGTTTCTTTTGGCATGTGCCAAGGCCGCAAAGATCCCATAGTCTTGAAAGACTCGGAGATCTTTTGTGCTTTTTCTTCCAGATCGTCGATACGCTTTGTAAATTGCGGATCAACGATACCTTTTTTTATGCCGTGTGACATAGCGCTCTCAGAAGTTATGTGTGTATCGTTTGTCTAACATGGTCTGGATCTTAGCCGCACGCTGACTGACCGCGCCCGGCGTAATGTTCAACTTTTTTGCAATATCTTGTGTGCTTGCGCGCCGCCGACCATTACGACCAAGCGTCATGTCCATAACAAGCTTATCGGTTGGGCTCAGGTCGTCATATACAAAATTCATCCACGCGTCGATATGCCTGTGGTCGCCCGGAAGATTACTGGCAGCCGCACCGGAGTTTTCGCCGTCGCCTGTGTCGATCGTTGTGGTGCCTTCCGCTAACGGCTGATTAAACGCCCTAATTTTATTAATGCGGCGCGATGACAGATTGGTATAGTCTGCCAGTTCGTCGTCAGTAGGTTCACGGTTGAGCTGGTCGGACAATTCTTGATGTGCCGCGTGAAGCCTTTGAAAATCTAAACCGACCTGCTCTGGGATAGAAATAATGTTTTGCTCTTGCGCAGACAGCCGCCGGAGTCCTTGCATCTGCGATAACAAGTGCGTGCGCACGTTACCGCGCTGCGGGTCATACGTATGCATTGCTTTTAGCGCCATCAGCCGGGCGCGCGAGCGTAGCGTTGGGCTGGGACTTGCGCCGCCATAGCTCGTAACCGCCGTGTCGATGACGGGCTGCAGTGTGGATAACAGGTGCGTATTTGTTTTTGGCGTTTTATCTACCTGCCAAGATGAAAACGCTGTGTCAAACTCAGGCGCAACACCTGTGGGACGTGTACCTGAAAATGGCGGTGTTACATCGCCAAGGATGGACGGCGACTTTTGCGGTTTTGGTGTATTGTTCATACGTCACTCTTGAATAGCTAGCGGTCCGCCGGTCCAACGTTCAGAATATAAAGGCGGCTCATTCGAAGTTAAATTGTCGTTTTTGTTTTCTTGTTCTGTGCGCAAATTAGCCAGCGTAAACGATGTGCCTGCTGTGTGCTGCTCTGCGTTAATCACGATAGACACCTGCACAACACTACCCAGCATGGGCATCTCGTCACCAATGGCGCTGTCTGGCGTCATGATTCTAACAACGCTGCCGGGCGCGATATCAAAGCGCAATTTGCCTGATAACTCGCCGTACCGCTGCGACAGAACTTCGCTCTGGTACCAATGCTTTGCAAAGCGGTTAAGGATGTTTGCTTCTTTGAAATTATGCTCGGATTCAGTCGGTCGCGGGGTGCCATCTGCGCCTGATTCCGATCCGGTGCCGGGCGCTGCGCCGTCACCAGCTTGTTTTCCAGTTGTACTCGTTGTTTCTGACGCGTATATCGAGTGCGGTACAGGACTCGACAGCCACGCGGGCGGTTCTTTTATCAAAATCTGTCCGCGGAAATCTTGATTCTCTTCTGGGAATCGACCCCACGGGCGGTAATAAGACAGCGGCTGCGGCATTGTTCCGCCTGTCGAGTAACCAGAGCCGGCTTGCTGCGAGTAAAAAATATCAACAGACTCAATGAGCGCAGCGACGCTAGCATTAAAATTTGCCGCGTTGTACTCATTGCCCTGAATCGTAATCCACGGCTGGCGCAAGCCCGGAAAAAACGGAATGACATTCGCGAATGTCACGCCCGGCGATACAGCAAAAAGAAATGATGCGCCAAATTCACCGATCAGTTTGCCCCAAAAAGACGTATACGCCATCCCGTCTGTAGCCATACGGCTAATGCCCATATTAGCAGAATAGCCGATAAGTTTTTCATTGAGGCCTTTTAGGTTTAATTTCAGCAGGCCGGGCACAGGCGCGTCGCCGGGCATTTTAGCGAGCGCGTTTAACGCAGCGGCGTTATTGCCGTTTTTGTTCGGGTCGTTATTTGCCGCGTCGTCGTCGCGCAGCTTGGGGTGCGGAAAATCAGCCACTTCTTTGAAAATAGGTTTTATTACCTGATCCCAAAGATCTTCTTCCATGTTCGCTTTAGTAATGATTTTTCGCTGTCGATCAACAATCGGCACACTGTTCGCATACCCGCCACCACCACCTTGACTGGCCGCGTGCATGCTCGCAGCGGTGGCAAGATCATGCGGCACGCCGACAGCCCAATTGCCGTTGACCATAGATGACGAGTTCAGGTCGTCGAGCCAGTGAATTAAATGCAGCGTGTAACAAGAGTTTGTGCTACTGCGCTGATACCCGATACCAGCGTAGTAGCCTTCAAAAATGACATACTTTCCGGCGGGCATCTTGGACAGAAACCCGTCAGTTGTTGTTATGGTTAATGTCACTGTAGCGGGGTCGCGCGGTTTCATGCTGTATACCGCGTCGTGGATCGTCGCGGGTTTTCCCGTGCGGACTTCATACCCAGTTGCTACGATCAGTGACGCCGTGGGAATAGAATTCAAACCGAACGTCGACGAGTACGACACAACGTCTTTGAAGACGATGCCGCCGATTTTGGCTTCAATTTGAAATTCTGAACGAACGTACGGATCAGGCATTAGTATTCTCGTAGATCTCGTTACAGCGGTAGATAAACGCAAGCACGAAACCCGACAGCTTGTACGCGGGTAGTGGGTGGTCAAACCACAGATTTTTAAACGTCGTGTACGGCTCCGACGGCGC